AAAAGATCCAAAAGGTCTTGTAAGAAAAGATCCAAAATCAAATTCAATGACTGGTAAACCAGCACCTTATAAGAATAGAGCTGAATCTAAGGTTAATGAAGCCATTATGAGTAATCAACTCGATGAATTAACTGCAGCTGAAAAGAAACTTATCAATCAAATGTATGATAAGAAAGGCAACCTTACTCCTATGGGTAAGAAAGTTATGGATCATGGTAAAGCAAATAGCAAACTTACTCCTAAAAACAGAGATGCTGATAACGCGAGACGTAAAGAATATAATGCATATCAAAAGTCAAAGCGTAACGAAGAAGTTGAATCAACTCTTGATGAAGCACCTCGTCGTAAAGGCGCGCCAAAAATGACAGGTGACTCTATTGCGATTCAACGTGCAAAAGATGCAGAGCATAACAAAGCAATGGGTCGTACTAAAACCGGTCGTAAGAAACCAGTTCGTACAATGACTTCAACTCAAAGATCATTGGCTCAACTCCGTGGAGAAGAAACAATTGAAGAAAAGAATGGCTTATGGGCAAACATACATGCTAAAAGAGCTCGCGGCGAAAAGATGAGAAAAAAGGGTGAAGAAGGCGCACCAACTCCTGAGGCTATTAAAAGAGCTCAAGAATCTTTTAGCGAAGACCTTGATGCTATCATGTCAAACCTTGATATGGTAAACGAGGTTGCTGGAGCAGGTGAGCAAGGTACTCCTGAATTAACTAAAAAATATAAAAAAGACACTCCAATGGAAGATAAGAAATGATAAGGTTTAGCCAATACATTTCTGAAGGTGTTAAGCTTAAGTATATCCGTGACAAAAACATGGGTGTACTTAAGATGTGGAACAAGGGTGATAAGAAATGGGTAGAGTTGCGCGGCAAGCCAAATTTTGAAATTACTTTTGATCCTAAAGATCCATTACACAATGCAATTAAAGATCTTGGAAAGGCTACTAATATTTCTGATTTTGTTAATGGCGAAGAAGTAAGTATTAATCCAAACCATCCAGATGGCAAGAAAGCCTTAGCTACAATAAAAAGGTTAATGAAATGAAATCATTTAAACAGTTTTGTGAAGGTTCAGAAACATGGGAAGCTGGTTATAAGCGCCGTGTTGTAAAAACAACTGATCCTGACCATAAAGAGGCAGGACATAATTGGCGTATTAAAGGCAAAGATAGACCAAACATTTCTATTAAGCTATATAAAGAGAAGCCATCGCAGGCTGAATTTAATAAACAAATGAAACGAGTAGCGGGGCACGAGTTTGGTGGATAATTTTAAAAGATATACAGAAGAACGCATTGATCAAATTTGTGAGGAATGTAATCTATACGAAGATTTAGTAGTTGAAGAGTCAGAGTTTGAAGGACGCAAAGTAAAACTCAACGATCCTATTAGAACTTCTGAAAATAAAAACAAGAAATTTAAAGTATATGTTAAAAACGAAAAAGGAAATATTGTTGTAGTTCGTTTTGGTGATCCGAATTTGTCTATTAAGAGAGACGATCCAAAACGTCGCGCATCATTTAGAGCTAGACATGGGTGTGATAATCCAGGTCCTAAATGGAAAGCAAAGTATTGGTCATGCTATCAATGGCGTGCTGGTGCTAAAGTAGATAGTTAAATAAATATAAGAAAAAAGGCAACCCTATGCAAAATTTTAAAGACCACATTTCAGATATGTATATTATAGAATATGCAGAATCACAAGATATTGATATTAATGAACTTACCGAAGAAGAACTTAATGAGTTAATCGGTAAAGCAATTGGTGGTGCATTTAAAATAGGTGCTAAATCTGTTGTAGGTGCAGCTCGGTTAGCTAAAAAAGGTGCTAACAGAATGTCTGCTTCAGGTAGAGCTGATGCTGCTGAGAAAAAAGCAAATGCGATTGAAAAGAAAAATGCAGATCGTAAACGCATTCAGGATGCCAAAGCTAGAGTAGTTGCAGCAAAAGCAGCAGCGAGACAACGTAATAAACCCGCAACATCATAATATAAATAGAATTACAAAACCCAAACTAGGAGAACTAAAATGGCACTATGGGGAAAAACGGACGTATTAGCAAGTGTTCCAACATGGTTGGAAGATGCAGCGTCAAACACAAACAAATCAAACGATCGCGATAATGCAATCTTTATCTCAGATGAAGAAGCAGCAGTTGCAGCTAACCGTGCAAAAGGTCTAACAGGACCAGGTTGGTGGTTGTATCACACTGCAGGCGGACGTCACTTTGCTGAGTGTTTGGTAGCAATGAAAGGCGGAACATTAGCAATTGCAACTACAGGCGATGATGGTGTTACCGGCAATACTGCTGACGAAGACTTAATCGCAGCTGATACTTAAAAACAATAATTTATTATGAAATTGACAGAATCAACCTTTCTAATATATGCGGCGAAATCTTATGAAAATCCTCAATGCTCTGATGTATCAGAGTTCGAAGAAGATTTAAAACGGTTTCAATATCTTCGTAAACTTTTTGGACGATATAGACAAGACGATGATTTAAAAGAGAGGTTGATTCTAAACCACTTGATAATTATATATAATGTTTTTGGTCCAGAAGCTACTGATATGTTGTTTATGAAACTACATGAATATCACGAGTTTTTAAAACCTTTTGTTGAATATTTGAATTTTATGCCGCCAGTAATTCAATACAGTGATGTAGTTTTAAGTGCGAGCAATATCACTTCAGATACAGTTATTGAAGAAAAACTCAAAGGAATATGACCGATGGTCGTCGATTTATTTTTAGTATATCAATTCGTTAGAAGACTTGCCACACCATTTAATAAATGGGAAGCTTATGATCAAGGTATAATTGATGATAAAGGTAACATCCTTATAAAGAAAAAAGACAGAGATGCTAAACAAAGAAAAGCGTTTGGTGTCTTTGACGTTATGGTTACTAATATGAANAAGTTGCTTGCTAAGGTGCCAGGAGGTAGTTCTCGACTGGCTTCCTACGCGGCTGCGCTTTACNTAATTAAAGAACATAAAGCATTTACAGAAGAATCAGAACTTGATACATTAACTGAACAACAGATTAATGAAAGTATAGATTTATTTTGTATTGGATATAATCATTATACCACACTTTCAGAAGATGTCAACGGTTTTTTTGATGAAATTGAAGAAGCTCGAGGCAAAAAGGTTACTGAGTCAGCAATTAATATGCGTGCTATAAAACTTATCAATAAAATTAAAAAGTCTGGTGTTGTTAAATCTGGATCTATGTCAAAAGAAAACTCTAATAAAGTAGACACACAACCAGAGATAGAAGAAGATGCACCAGCTAATAACGTCAGCGGTGGTAATATCGCTGGTATGGATGGCGGACATATGTCAAAAGCTGGACAAAAGAAATGGACATCAGGCAATAAATCTGATAAGAAGAAAAGATTAAGAGATATTATGGGAGTACCTAAACAATGATTACTTTAGAACAATTTACAGCGATGATTCCAACGAATAAGAATCCTGAAGCTTGGTATGACGCCGCTGTTCCTGCATTTGAAAAATATGATATTAATACAACTAATAGAATTGCTGGCTTTATGGCACAATGTGCTCATGAGTCACTAGACTTTACTAGACTAGAAGAAAACTTAAACTACAGCGAAAAAGCGCTCAACTCAGTCTTTGGCCGTTATTTCGGAAAGGACAAAAGAGATGCTAAAGAATATGCGCGCAACCCTGAAAAGATTGCGAACTATGTTTATCAAGATGAATACCGCAGCAAACGAGGCGCTATGGGCAACACCACTGCCGGTGATGGGTGGAGATTTAGGGGCCGCGGCATTAAGCAACTTACAGGTAGAAACAATTATACTGCGTTTGGAAAGTCAGTCGGCATGTCAGCGGAAGAAGCAGCAGACTATGTNGCAACTGAACGAGGAGCTCTCGAGTCAGCCTGCTGGTTCTGGGCAACAAACAAACTTGACAAATGGGCCGACAACGGTGACATCAAAGGATTAACTAAAAAAATTAATGGTGGTACCATTGGTTTAGAAGATCGTACCCGTCGTTGGGAAGAAGCATTAGCTATCCTTGGCGGTGAAGTACCAACACCTGCTCCTAAAGCTGCATCGTCTGCAGTTCGTACACTTCGCAAAGGAATGCAAGGTGACGATGTTANGAAAATGCAAAAAGCTATCGGTGTAGGTGCTGATGGGGATTTTGGTCCAGGTACATTAGTTGCTGTTAAAAAATGGCAAAAGCTTAATGGTTTAGTTGCAGATGGTATTGTTGGACCAGCAACACAAGCCATAATGTTTAAATAATATAAATAGAAGATAGAAACATAATTTGTAGGAGGACATCATGTCTTTAGAAAAAATCGCACAAATGGCTCTTGAAAACAAACCATTAGAAATGAAAGAAGCATTTGAACAAGAAATGCAAACGCGCATCCAAGCTGCTTTAGAAGAAAAGTATAAAAAAGCTATGAAAGCTGAAGCAGACGAAGACGAGGATGACGACGAAGATGAAGACGAAGATGAGGATGACGACGAAGACGAAGATGAGGATAAAAAATAATTAGCTATGGCTAAATTATATCTTTTAGTTATAGTCGTGGGTATTTTTGGTGCTATTGGCTATGGAGCTAAAAGTTACTATGAATGGTCAGAAGCGACTATTTCAACACTTCGTGAGAATAACGTTAAGTTAGCGTCTGCAGCAGAAACACTACAAAATACAGTGGATCAAATGGTTGCAGACGCTCAACGCAACGAAGAACTCAATCAAAATCTTACAAAACAATTAGCAGAATCACGCGAGTATTTAAACACTTTGCGTAACAAATTTGCGCGTATTGATTTAACTATGGAAGCCTTACAGGATCCTGAAAACTTAGAGGAAAGGGTACAGCGTGCAGTTGATAGACTTATCAAAGACATCGCTGAAGATACTACTGCTCCTGGTGACGACTCTAGCACTGACGGCGTGCGGGATGAGGACACCGGAACCGACGGTAGTAGTTCAGACTGAGTATCAAAAACAAAACATTCCAATCCAAGCTAGACCACCTGTGGTAGAGTTTCCACCCGTTGAGTGGAGTGTTATTACTGAGGATAACATTGATGAAAAGATGGAAGAGTTAAAAGGCCAAACCGGCAATTTTGTTGTATTTGCTGTAGGACCCAAAGGTTATGAAAATCTTGCCATAGGNATTGGTGAATTAAGAAGGTATATTAATGANCAAAAAGCAATAATTCTTTACTATGAGGAAGCTTTAAAAGAATAAATATTGACATATATTATTGGTTGTGTTATAATAAGGGGGTATAGGCTAATACCCCTTTTTTTCAATTAATAACAAGGGAAAAAGACAGTGTCAACTGAAACCAACTGGGAAACAGACATAGCTTTAATAAAGGCTGACCTAAAGTCAATGAATAAGTTTTTTGGGAGAGTTGAAAACTCTCTTGAAATGATGGCTGAGCTGTCTAAAAATGTTGCAGTTCAAAATGAAATTTTAGATAATACTAAAGAAAAATTAGAAGTCGTAGAAAGGCTTTGCGAAGACACAAAGCGTACAGATGAATTGCGTATGAATGTTTTAAGTGATAGACTCGAAGAATATAGAAGATCGTCTAGGGCTGACCACGAAAAGCTTGCGGTACATAACGCTGAAAAACGAGCTACAAGTAATAAAGAAGTACTTGAAAAGCTTGAACAAATGGAAAGCCAACTTCATAATCGTATTAACGACCAAACTAAAAGAATTAATGCTTTAGAGAATTGGCGCTATTATATGATGGGCGTAGGGTTTGTCATTATTTTATTAGTAGCAAGAATTAACTGGCCTTCACTTTTTAGTTGACATTATAACACCCTTGTGTTATTATAATTTATATAATCAATGTGGAACTTTATATTATGGTAGATTTTGTAGACATTCAATATGCCCAGATGCTTTCTGGTCGTCTTGATAACTTTAAAATACGAAATACAAATCCTTATAAAATTAACTTTAGATGTCCTATTTGCGGCGACAGCCAAAAAAGTAGATCTAAAGCCCGTGGATGGCTACTAGAACGTGACAATAAGTTTTCATTTTATTGTCATAACTGCGGAGCCTCTCAAGGGTTTTCGTACTTTCTAAAAGGTCAAGATCCTCAATTATATAATGATTATGTAGCTGACAAGTTTGTTGGCAAAGCTAATAATACTATCAAGTCAACTACTGACGACACTCAATTTAAAACTAAATCACCAACCTTTAATAAGACAAATCCGCTATTAAAGATTAAAAAGGTTAGTCAACTTAAGCATGACCATCCTATCAAACGGTATATTCAACAGCGTAAAATTCCTACGCAACATCATTATCGCTTATATTATGCAAAAAAATTCAAGACTTGGATTAATGAAATAATTCCTAATAAGTTTGAAAATGTTGGTAAAGACGAGCCACGGCTAATTATACCTTTCCTTGATGAAAATGGAAAGTGTTTTGGAGTGTCTGCTCGTGGTTTTGATCCTAANGGACTTAGATATATAACTATAATGTTTGAGGAAAGACCAAAGATATTTGGCTTAGATAAAGTCGACTTCAATCAGCCTTACCATATAGTTGAAGGTGCTATTGATAGTTTCTTTTTAGAGAATGCTATTTCTATGAATGGCGCTGAAGGCAATGGTAACTCAGCTTCTGATAATGCAATTTATGTATTTGATGCTGAGCCTCGTAATAAAGAAATCAATGGTCGTATGGAAAAAGTCATTAAGAATGGTTTTAAAATATGCATATGGCCAACTGATGTACCTGGAAAAGACATCAATGAAATGTTTTTAGCTGGTGCTAACCCAGAAAGAATCATTGAAGAAAATACCTACCAAGGTTTGGTAGCTGAATTAAAATTTGCCGCATGGAGGAAAACGTGAACTTACTTAATTTAAAACCAGAATTAGTAGAACGAATAATTGCAACACTCGAACCATCCAAAGATAAAGAATGGCTTGAACTTCAATTTAAAGAGCAACAAACTGGTGGAGCATGGAAAGCCCGCTTACGCGAACAAGGATACGTAATATGAAAATTAGATTGATTGGTTATACTCAACCTGTTGATGGCGAGTTTATTGGTTTNGANGATGTACAAGATTTGATTGCATATTGTGCNCGTGTTTCAAACCCAACAAATCAGTTGAACCAAGAGACAGCACCTAAGCTGCTAGCTTACCTTGCTAAGCATGCCCATTGGTCTCCATTTGAAATGGCAAACGCTACTATGGAAATTGAAACTACACGAGACATTGCACGCCAAATGCTACGCCATCGTTCGTTTGCATTCCAAGAGTTTAGTCAACGATATGCAGATCCTGCTCTTATGGGTAACCAATTTGTAATGCGTGAAGCGCGTCTACAAGACACTAAAAATCGTCAGAACTCTATTGAGAACGATGATGAACGTTTGCAAATGATGTGGGACTCAAAACAGGGTGAAGTTATTCGTGCTGCTGAAGATGCATATAAATGGGCTATTGAAAATGGTATTGCAAAAGAACAAGCTCGTGCTGTACTACCCGAAGGTAATACTATTAGCCGTTTGTATATGCAAGGATCTATTCGTTCTTGGATCCATTACATTGAATTACGTTCAGCCAATGGTACACAAAAAGAACATATGGATATCGCAATTGAATGTGCTAAAGCTATTGCAAAAATATTTCCAGCAACTGAACAATTCATTAAAAATTAAGATAAATATAACTCAAGCCGAGATAGACGAAGGAAAACAACATGATTCAAGTCACCAAAAGAGACGGTACTAAAGAAATTCTAGACGTAGAGAAGCTGCATAAAGTTGTTTTCCATGCGTGCGATAATATTACAGGTGTAAGCCCAAGTGAAGTTGAAATTAAAAGTCAAATTCAATTTTTTAATGGTATTACAACGAAAGAAATCCAAGAAACTTTAATTAAAGCTGCCTCTGACTTGATTGATGATGAAAACCCTAATTACCAATATGTTGGTGGTAGATTGATTAACTATGGTCTTCGTAAAGAAGTCTATAATGGTTATGAACCATGCACTGTAAAAGAATTGGTTGAACGTAATATCGAGATGGGGTTCTATGATCCTGAGCTTATTACCTATTATGATGATAATGAATGGGATCGTATTAATGGTTTTGTAAAGCATGCCCGTGATGAAGACCTAACATATGTTGCTATGGAACAACTTCGTGGTAAGTACCTTTGCCAAAATAGAGTTACTGGTGAGATTTTTGAAACACCACAAATGTGTTATGTATTGATTGCGGCTACTTTGTTTAGTGATTATCCAAAAGAAACCAGAATGCAATACGTAAAGGATTATTACGATGCTATCAGTCTTCATGATATTAGCTTGCCTACCCCTGTTATGGCNGGCGTACGTACTCCTCAAAGACAATTCAGTTCATGTGTTCTTATCGAAACTGGTGATAGTCTTGATTCTATTAACGCTACTTCTTCAGCAGTTGTTAAGTATGTATCCCAAAAAGCCGGGATCGGAATTGGTGGAGGGAGCATCAGAGCTATTGGTACCCCCATTCGTAAAGGTGACGCCTATCATACCGGAATAATTCCATTTTATAAGATGTTTCAAGCTGCAACTAAATCCTGTTCTCAAGGTGGTGTACGTGGCGGAGCAGCTACTATCTATTATCCAATTTGGCACTACGAAGTTGAAGAACTTCTTGTATTGAAAAACAATAAAGGTACTGAAGACAACCGTGTTCGTCATATGGATTATGGTGTACAGTTTAACAAACTTATGTACGAACGTCTAATTACCGGCGGTGTTATTACATTGTTCTCACCAAGTGATGTTCCTGGATTATATGACGCATTTTATGCAGACCAAGATAAATTCCGTGAGCTATATGAAACAGCTGAACGTAATACTCGTCTACGTAAAAAGACAATCCCTGCATCTCAGCTATTCAGTTCATTTATGGAAGAGCGCAAAAACACAGGTCGTATCTATCTACAAAACGTCGATAATGCTAATGACCA